CAAACTCTGATATTGAATGGGATATGAAAGCACTGTATGACTCTTTTCGTGATGCTTCTGATGACTATAAAAAAATTATAAAACAACTCGAAGATGAAAGCACAGAGTGCGAAAGCGAAGGGTAGAAGATTACAACAATGGGTTCGTGATCAATTAATTGAACAACTCGATGTCCATCCAGAGGATATCGAGTCTCGTAGTATGGGTGCAGGTGGTGAGGATCTGATTATGGCCCGTGCTGCTAGACAAAAGTTTCCTTATAGTGTAGAATGTAAGAACGTAGAGAAACTGAATATCTGGGAAGCATACTCTCAAGCAACTGCAAACTCAGGTAATTATGAACCGATATGTGTCATAAAAAAGAACAACGTGAAACCACTCGTTGTTCTTGATGCTGAGTATTTTATTGATCTCTGTTCTAAATTGAAAGATGAAAACTAATTTTATTTCTCGTTATGAGAAAGCATTAACTAGACAGGAATGTAGAGACATAATAGAAGAGATAGAATTTTTTGATTCTAATTCATTACTGTTTGATCAAAATGCGGAAGAACCATATCTACAAGATCAAAAAGCAATTAATCCTACTGTAGATTTATGTATAGATCTTACTACAGCAGCAAGGGTAACTAAGAAAATATTTCCAAAAATTAAACCTTGTATTGATAAGTATTTAAAAACTTATTCTATTCTTGGGGTTAGAAAATTTATGATTTATGATTGTAAAATTAAAAAAATACCTGATGGTGCTGGATTTCATTCTTGGCATTATGAAAATGGAAGTTCTACAACTTCAAGAAGAACATTTGTAGTCCAAACTTATTTGAATGATGATTTTGATGGTGGAGAGACAGAATTTTTATATCAAGGAGTAAGAGAAAAACCATCTACAGGAGATGTATTAATATTTCCTTGCCAATATACACACGTTCATAGAGGTAATCCACCATTGGGAGGAACAAAATATCTTGCCACAAGCTGGGGTTGGATTACTAGTGAATAATAAATTATGGAAACTTTACAAATAACTTTGTATGCTAATCCATTTCCTTTAATGGTGGTAGAAAATTTTTACAATGAAGAGGAATTAAGTTTAATTTGGGAGGAGTTAAATTTTTATACTAGACCAGAAAAACTTTTAGACGCAGAAGGATATGGAGGTATTGTAGATCGCACTAATGCAAAGGCATTGATCTTGGATGAAATTTATACTAAACAATATCGAAATGTATCAAATATATTAACTATGAATCGTAAATTATTTGAGTGTGGTGTATTAGATAAATTTTCTGAGATTCATGGTTGTTGTAGTATTGCAAATCAATCTAATCATGATATTACAAAAGTTAGATATTATCACGATAAAGAATATTATGATCCACATACTGATAAAGGATTTCAATTTTTAGCATTTTCATATTTCTATAAAGAACCAAAGAAGTTTGATGGTGGTAATTTAATTTTCCCAAAGTACGATTATGAGTTTAGTTGTAACCATAATTCATTAATCATGATGCCAGCTTGGGTAGAACATGGAGTAAGTGAGGTTTCCATAAAAGACTCAGATTATTATGACGGATATGGTAGATATGCTATAACACATTTTTTTGGATGTAAGGAAAAACAGTCTTAAAACTGTCACAACCCCCTACACAGGGGTTTTTTTATGCTATAATTAAGACATCTAAAGAATACTAATGCAACTAAGACCACATCAAGAGCAAGCAATACAATCAATGTTAGACAATGACAAAGGACAAGTCATTGTTCCTACTGGTGGTGGTAAGACCATCTGTATGATTATGGATGCTGTCAAGCAGTTGGAAGATTATGGTACAGTTGTAGTCGTTGCACCACGCATACTACTTGCAGAGCAATTATGCAAAGAGTTTATGGAAATCATTGATAAGAAATACAATGATGTAGATGTGATGCACGTTCATAGTGGTAAAATCAAAGGTATGTTTAGCACTACTAATCCACTTGAGATACAGGGATTTGTTGAACAGAACTTAGTAAATTTCTTCAGTAGAACTATTATATTTACAACTTATCATTCACTTCACAGGATTGAAGAAAGTGGTATTATGGTTGATACTATTTACTTTGATGAAGCACACAACTCAGTACAGAAAAACTTTTTCCCTGCTACCGATTACTTCTCACAGTATGCAGGTAGATGCTATTTCTTTACAGCGACACCAAAACATACAAGAACAGTATATAAAGCAGGTATGAATAACACAGATGTTTATGGTCGTGTGATATGTCAAATCCCTGCACCTACACTTGTCAGGGCAGGTTACATTCTACCACCAAAGGTTGAAGTGTATCGTTCAAGAATACTCAAGAAAGATGAGTTAGTTGCTGACAGAGATTGTGAGCAAATGATAAATGCCATTGACAATATTCGTAAGGACAAAGTATTGATATGTGCAAAGTCAACCAAGCAGATTGTAAGTCTTATCTCACGCACAAAGTTTGTTGACGAATTAGCGTGGAGAGGTTATAGTTGGATGATGATAACATCTAAGACAGGTGCTATCATTGATGGAGAGAAGGTTTCAAGAGAAGAGTTCTTTGATGTACTCAATGCTTGGGGTAAAGATGCTACTAAAAGATTTGTAGTTCTTCATCACAGCATACTCTCAGAGGGCATCAATGTCAATGGTCTTGAAGCAGTATTGTTTATGCGTAATATGGACTACATAGGCATTAGTCAGACAATCGGTAGAGTTATTCGTAAGGGTGCAGAGGACAAAGTATTCGGTCTTGTGTGTGTACCTGTTTACTCTAACGTTGGTATCACTACTGCAAGAAAAGTTGAGGCAGTTGTTGATACTATATTCAACAAAGGCGAAGCAGCTACTACAGTTATCACACGATGAGTACAATAGTATTAGTCACAGGTGGATTTGACCCCATACACACAGGTCATATTGCATACTTTAAAAATGCAAAAGAGTTATATCCACACACACCTCTATGTGTGGGATTAAATTCTGATGAGTGGTTAATCCGTAAGAAAGGAAAGTTTTTTCTCCCGATGAAGGAGAGAAGAGCAATAGTTAAGGAACTTAAACCTGTTGACTTAACGATTACTTATGATGATACTGATAACTCATCTAACATGGCAATCTTCAAGTGTTTACAAATGTATGATAAAGTGGTATTCTGTAATGGAGGAGACAGAGTAAACACAAATGTACCAGAGTATCGCAAATTTTCAGAGAATGAAAGAGTTATCTTTGAGTGGGGTGTTGGTGGCGATGATAAGATGAATAGTAGTAGTTGGATTTTAAATGAGTTTTTGAAACGATGAAAGACACAATTTTATTTGGCGATTGTCAAAACACACTAAAAGAGTTTACACCTAATAGTGCAAGAACTTGTGTTACATCCCCACCATACTACGGATTAAGAGATTATGGAACTGCTACTTGGATAGGTGGCGACCCTAATTGTAATCATAGGAGGGATAGTAAAGTCAAACCTGAGAATTGCAACACAGGACATAAAAACCACGATGATATGGCAGGGGTTGGCGATGCCATATACAAAACTGTTTGCCCGAAGTGTGGAGCAATTAGACAAGATAGTCAAATTGGATTGGAAGAAACACCAGAGGAATATGTCGAAAAACTTGTAAACGTATTTAAGGAGGTTCGCAATGTGCTTACAGATGATGGAACTTGTTGGGTTAATCTTGGGGATAGTTACTATAATTACAGACCTGGAAAAGGACAAGGACTACCAAAACAAAGTGTCTCAACTACTAAACAAGACTTACCAGATATGTGTTCTCGTAGAGGAAATCGAATCGATGGACTCAAAGAAAAAGACCTTATCGGAATCCCTTGGCTCTTTGCCTTCGCAATGAGAGCAGATGGATGGTATCTGAGACAAGACATCATCTGGCATAAACCAAATCCAATGCCAGAGAGTGTACGAGATAGGTGTACGAAGTCGCATGAATATATATTTTTGTTTAGTAAAAATAGAAAATACCACTACGATAATGAAGCAATTAAAGAACCCGCAAAAGATTGGGGAACACGAGATAGAAC